TCTTGAATACGTCATCGGCTGCCCCGACACTCTGCCGACCGAAGGCGAATGGAAGCGCTTCGGCTCTCTGCGCACTAAAGAGTTCGAGATTTCGTGGGACACCACGGACGCCACCGACGCCGATTCCGTCGGATCCCTGCGCGAAAACCTGGCCACGTTCCAGACCATGAGCATTTCCGGTGACGGCACCGTGAAGGCTTCCGGCGCCGGCGCGGCCAACCTGATCGAGCTGACGAAGCACGTCATCCAGCCGATCGCTACCGGCGGCCAGCCGGCCATCTGGCTGCGCATGACCTTCCCGGATCTGACCTTCACCGCTTACATGCTGGTCAGCACGCTGAGCCGGTCAGCGCCCTACGACGACATCACCACCTTCAGCTTCGAAGCCAGCGCTACCGCGTCCGACTTCGGCCTGATCGTCGAGGACACCCCGGACCCGGATGCTGACGCCGTGACCGGCATCGCCGCGTACCCGGAAACCATGTCGCTGGCTGTCGGCGGTACCGCCCAGGCCGTGGCCGCAATCGCGCCGACTACTGCGCCGCAGGGCGTGCAGTGGATCAGCTCCGATCCGCTCGTGGCCACAGTCACCCAGGGCGGCGTTGTTACCGGTATCGCTGTCGGCACGGCGACCATCACTGCTCGCTCCAGTGCTGATGCACTGATCACCGACACCATTGCCGTGACCGTGGCGTGATCCTGACGGAAGCCGGCGAAATCGGAGTGCACGTTGGCGACGACGTGCACATCCTCCGCCCGTCCATGTACGCCATGACGCAGATCGGCGAGCCGGCGCAGATCGTTGAGGTGTACGCCACGGTGATGACCGAGGGGCTGGATGGCGCGGCAGCCGAGTACCAATTCGCGGACGCATTGATGGCCGTGCACGCCTGTTCGGAGCGTGATCTGTCGGACGTGTTCGGCTGCTTCGAGCGCACGGATGCCGGCCTTGTGTACCGGTCCGGCCTTGCCGACGCTGCCGACATCCTGCCGCTGGCGCGCTGCCTGCTGCGCCACGGCGTAACTGGCGTGCACAAGCCGCTTCCGCGCCGCGCTGACGACGAGCCCGAGTTCGTGCGGGAGTTCGTCGCCCGTGACCATGTGGCCCTGGCCGTCGCGCACCTCGGCGTCTCCGAGCGTGAGGCGTGGCAAATGACCATGACCGGCATCGTTGGCGCCATGCGGGCGAAATTCCCGCCGACGCCTGATCAGTCGCCAGGATCTCGCGCGCCGACCAAGTCGGAGCATGAAGCCACCGAGGCATGGTTCGAGCAGATCGAGGCGAAACGCAAAAAGCGGGCATAGCTCGCACCTATTCCATTCGGAGCTCAGCATGGCTGATAACGTCGGCGCGATCTATTACACCGTCGAGGCGGAGACTGGAGAGCTGATCGAGGCGCTCAAATCCGTCAATCAGTCGCTGAACAAGCTGAACGAGAAGTTCGACGACACGGACAAGCACGCAAAGCGGCTTGACTCGACAATGACCGGCCTCGCCAGAGCTATCAAGGCGGTAATTGCCGCCTCCGCCCTGCGCGAAATGGCCGGCATGGTGCAGAAGTACCAGGAGATGGCCGAGCGTGTGCGCATGGCCACGGATAGCCAGGCCGAGTTCGAGATGGTCCAGCGCCGTCTACTGGATACCGCCAACGGAACCTATCGCTCGCTCGAAGAAGCGCAAGAGCTGTACATCCGCACGGCCGACAGCCTGCGCAGCATGGGCTACAGCACAGAGCAGGCGCTCGACGTTACCGACTCGATGAGCTACGCGTTCGTGAAGAACGCCACCAGCGCCGACCGGGCCGAGGCGGCGATCAGCCAGTTCTCCAAATCGATGAACACCGGCAAGGTGTCGGCCGATCAATGGGAAACGATCAGCTCGGCCATCCCGACAGTCATCAACGACATCGCCAAGGCATCCGGAAAGACCGGCGCCGAGATCCGCAAGCTGGGCGCAGAAGGAAAGCTCACCGCCGCGCAACTGTCCGAGGGCCTGCGCAAGTCGCTGGACGAAAATGCCAAGGCCGCCGCCGGCATGGCCAGCAACCTGACCGACGCCGGCGTGCGGGCGCGCACCGCAATTACCGCTGTTCTGGTGGCGATGGAAGAACGATCCGGCGCGCTACAGGCGTTCACTGACGGCATCATCAAGGCCGCTGACGCAGTGCTGGGCCTGGCCGGAGACGGCGAGGCAATGGCGGCAATCATGGACGGCCTGACCACCGCCGGCATGGCGCTGTCAGCAGTGATCGCTGGGCGGCTGATCGGCGCCTTCCTCGGGTTCGCTGCTGCTCAGGTGCGCGCTGCCACCACGATGGGCGTTGCGACAGTTGCCGCGAACGGCCTGCGCACGGCAATGGCGTTCCTTGGCGGCCCGGCTGGCGTGATCCTACTGGCCGCCACGGCCATCTATACGTTTGCCAAGAGCAGCGCCGACGCCAAGCCGTCCGTTGACCTGCTATCGGAGTCGATCAGTGATCTGGGGGATGCCACGCTCAAGCTGCGTCGCGTGCAGATTCAGGACAAGCTGGCCGAGCTGGAGGGGGCAGGCGGTGCCGCCATGGCAACCGGCGCCTCAGTCGAGTATCTGAAAAAGCAGCTTGCGCAGTTCCCGAACTCAGCCAAGGCGGAAGAGTGGACCCGCCGCATCGTCGAGCAAGAGGCAGCGGCGGAGGCGGCTGGCGCAGAGCTTGCGCAGTACCGCGCAAGGCTCAAGGAGGTTGACGACGCGCTCGCGTTGCGCGCCACGCCGAAGCCGAAGCAGGCCGGCGGAGCGCCTGACCCGAACGCCCCATCCGCAAAAGACACCGACGCCCTCAAGAAGCAGATCGACGCGTTGTGGGAGCAGGCCGACGTCCTGGGCATGACCGCGACCGAGACAGCGCTCTACAAGCTGCAACTGGCCGGCGCGACGGATGAGCAGCTGCGGTCGGCGGCCTCCGCCCTGGCGCTGATTGACGCCAACGAAAAGCTGGCTGAGTCCGAAGAAGAGCTGAACAAGCAGAAGGAGAAATTCGGGTCTGACCCGGACCGGTACATCCGCGGCGATTCCGGCCCGCTGTCCGGGGGCGCGTTCGATACGCAGTCCGCCAGGTACGCAGCGGAAGCGGATGCTGAGCGTCAGCGCTACGCAGATCAGCTGACCAGGCTTCAGGAGGCCAGGCGCCTCCAGATCCAGACCAAGCAGGAATACGACGCGCTCGAAGAGCAGATGGCGGCCGAGCACCAGTCGCGCATGAATCAGATCGCAGTGGCTGGCGCCACGTCGACTCTGAACAACGCGGCGAACATGTTCGGCTCGATGGCAGAGCTCTACAAGTCGGCCGAGGGCGAGCAATCGCGCAGCTACCAGAACATGTTCGCGCTCTCGAAGGTCTTCGCGATCGCAAGTGCCGGCATGAATCTCTCGCTTGCAATGGCGCAGGCATTGGCCGACCCGTCCGCCGTGACCCTCCCGCAGAAATTGGCGAACTACGCGGCTGTCGGCTCGGCCGGCGCAGGGCTGGCCGCGCAGATCGGGTCTGCTGCATTCGCCGGGCGGCAATACGGCGGCCCGGTAGCGGCCGGCAGTATGTACCGCATCAACGAAACCGGCGCGCCGGAGGTGTTCAACGCCGCCAACGGCCGACAGTACATGCTGCCGAACCAGCGCGGTGAGGTTGTGAGCAACGCCGAGGCAAGCAGGCAGACGATGCCGAACATCCAGGTCATCAACAACGGGCCTCCGGTCAGTGTCCGCCAGGAGCTCAGCGGCAACCAGATCAAACTGATCCTGGATCTCGCCGAAGACCGCATGGCTGGCAGCATCACCAGAGATGGCAAGGTCGGCAAGGCCGCGCAACGTGCATTCGGGCTGGGGAGAGCGGCAAAGTGATCGAGTATCCAAAGGGCTTGCCCTATCCGTTGCGCGACGGCCTGTCGCTGCAAACGGTAGACCCCGCGCTGCGCACGCAGATGCAGAGCGGGTTTGCCAGGCAGCGCCGGCAGTACACCAGCACTCCGACCATGGCGCAGGTGTCATGGCATCTGACCGAGCAGCAGGCTGTGCTGTTCGAGGCATGGTTCGAGGAGGTGCTCGTTTCCGGCTCGCTCCAGTTCGAGTGCCCCATGAAGACGCCGATGGGCGCGCGGGAATACATCGCGCGGTTCGCCGGCATGTACAGCGGGCCGGCCCTGGTTCCACACAACCGCTGGCGCATCTCCGCAACGCTCGAGCTTCGTGAACGGCCGATTCTGCGTGGCGGGTGGGCGGTCCAAGCCCCCGACTACATCCTTGGCTCCGACCTGCTCGACATTGCCATGAACGAGAAGTGGCCACGCGCATGACCATCCTGAATCGACTCTACGCCAGCAGCGGCAGCGAGGTGATCCTGCGCACGCTCGAGATCAACGACGGCGTGGCGCGGCACCTG